CAAATAGAAGTGCTTTAGGTTTTGTTGTTCCTTTTGGCAGTTTTTTAAATACAACTGTTGCTACAATGGCAGACTTAACAGGAGTTAATGCTTTTAGGTTTGGTATAAGAAAACTTACTGGGGATGAGTTGGACTTTGCTACAAGAGAGGGAGCAGAAGCAGTTGGTAAATGGGCTGCAGGCTGGGCAACTATTTACTTAGGTATTTATAGTGCAGATGTTATTTCAGAATTAGGTGGAACAGGTGGTGGAGCTAAAGATAGGATAAAAAATAACCTTTCTTATTTTCAAGATTTAAAAGACGATGGATCTATTACTGATGCTAAATATGATTGGCCTGTATCTACTATGAGATTGCTTTCTCAAATAGCAGCTCACGCTATGGGAGATAGTAATGATGTTAGAAAAATAATAACTAATAGATCTGAAATACCTTCAGATTTACTTAGAGAACTAGCTGTTCAAATTGGAGCACAATCTGTTAGAGATTTAGACAGGGTTGGACAGAGTATTGTTTATGCATCAAATGAAATTCTTGAGGGTAATTTTAAACCTTTTATAGATATGTTAGGTGGAACTGGTAATAGAATTGTTCAAGGTGTTACTAGACCTTTAGATCCCATAAATCAAATAGTAGGATTAGTTTCTGATAAAAATATGAATCCTAATTTAAAAGAGGGATCAGGTATACAAGGTCAAATGATGCGTTATATGAATAATATATTTGGTGACACAGATGATCTTCCACAAAAAGCTACTGCCACTAGAGGTAAGGAATTTACACCTGATATAGGAAAACAAATACTAGGTGTTAGAGCATTATCAACACCAAACATTGTTGAAATGATGATGAATGCTGCAGGTAAACCTTATTGGGAAGCTTTAGGAAGAATTGATGCACCAGAAAATATTAGAAATACTATGAAAAATATAGCAAAACCTTTTTTTGAAGCATCTGCTATTAAATATTTACGTAACAATCCTAATTATTTTAAGTTACCCCTTGAAAAGAAACAAGAAATACTTGAAAGAATGAAGAGAGAAACCAGAATAAATATGATGGATGTTTTAGAAAATGGAATGCCTAAGTCTATTAATATTTTAAGAGTTCTTGATAATAAAGATAAAGATAAAGTTAATAGAATTATGGAATTTTTAGGTATTGAAGGAGAGTTGGAAGATTTATTAAAGGAAGAAAACCCTCTTCCAACTCTACTTAAAATAAGATCTTTACTTAAAAGCTATGATGATATATTTTTTGGTGATTTAAAATAAATTAATCTTCTTCATCTAATAATCTATCTGCCCACTCATAAGCCTCTTTAGCTACTTCTATCTTATTTATTTTACCCTTAGCAATTAGACCTGACAATGCTTGTCCTGCAAGATAACGTCTAGTTGTTAAGGGTTTTGCTTTTTTAGTAGGTTTAACTATACGTAGTCTACGAAAATTCCTTGCTTCCTGTTCCAGATTCTTCCACTTCATTTCTTTGTACCCACCTATCTCTTAATCTATTTAAATACCAGATTGCTTTATCAATATCTTGTAGTCCATTTTTATATTCACATCTCCACAAATACTTTAATACATTTGCAGCATGTGGTGCTATATCTCCAGACATCTTTTCTGTCATAGCCTCAATAGCTTCAATACATTCTAGTCCACCACGATTATAATGCTTAGGATTATTAACATCATCATAGTGTCCATGAAAAGTTGTATCAGTAGTTAAGGTAATTGTATCTGTCATATTTTCTCCATCACATATTTCACACTCATAACATTTTAAGTCATCATCAAGATAGTTGCCACACATAGAGCATATTTCTTTAGGAAAAAGTACTGTCATGTTAAACTCCTATGTCTACAACCTCACAAGAATCACCACTGCAAGCCATAGTCTGACTGCCAGATGTAGTGTCACTTACTTCATAGTCTCTTAATTTAGACCAATTAATTCTAGTATTCATTCTAGAAAGCATATCATTATATTCATCTTTTGTACACTCTTGATAAGGTGCTTGTTGATACACATGATCAGAGTGTGGTAAAAAAGATACACCAGACATCTTATCAAAATGTTTGAATACAAATGCACCTACATCTAACCACTCGTTTTCTCTAACAGTAACAGTAATAGATGGTTTATGCTCACACCAATGCTCTTGATATATTAACCAGATATTCAATTGATCTATAGCAGATAGTTCATCTCTAATTCTAGAACCTTTAGGTGACTTCATAGGGAAACTAAATACTGTAGTAGTATCAGGTTTCATTACACATGGTTCACTAGGTACACCTTGATCTATCATAAACTTAGTAAGTGGATCTTTATTATCACCACGTACTGTTCTTATGTAATACTTAGAATGTCTAGCATGAATACCACTAGCTGAGTCACACAGTTGAGATACTGTACCACTAGGTTTAACACATGTAATAGCAGTACTCTCTTGGATACCAAACTTCTTAGCAAACTCTTTATTAGTATCAATAGCTACTTGTTTATATCGTGGAAGTCTTTTATCCATATCAACTAGATTACAATTAGTATGTATATTATCCATTATACCTGTAAGACTTACACCAAGTAATCTCTCTTCTTCAGTATTAGTTCTCCATATTTTTCTTAAGTATGGAAAGTCTGTAAGTGTAGCTTGAGCTGTTCCTAGTATAGTAGCAATCCTAATCTTCTTCTCTATATCATCATCTCTATCACCATCTTTTATTACTACTTCAGTAAGATTACAGAACTGATGTGGTCTTAGTATTATTTCACTACAAGGATTAGTACCAAAGTCGTAGTTAGGATCTCTTCTCTCATTCTTCATAGCTTGTTTCTTAGCAGATACTCTATTAAAGATACCTCTCTCACCTGACTTAGATTCTACTAATGAAGTCCACTCTCGTAAGAATGTTTCAGAGTCAGGCTTATCTGTATAAACGACAGAGTTATTAGACAATGCCATATGTGGAGCAGTCTCCCACCATTGACCAGTCTTAGCATGACGCATTCTAATATCAGATAAGTTAGACAAACTAATCATAGCTGATCTACGTACACCACCTACAACTACAATCTCACCAACCTTACACATAATACTGTGACAATCATAGCTAGATAGCTTTCTACCTTTTGCTTCTTTAAACATATTAATAGTAAATTTAAATAGATCAACAAGAGGAGCAGGTCCTGATGCTCTACCACCAAATGTTTTTAGTCTAGCACCTGCAGGTCTAATCATACTAACATCATAGGTTGGTATCTCACCTGCATATAGTAAAGCTATAAGCATACGAAATGCTTTTGCCCAACCTTCTTTACTATCTCTTACAACAATAGTAGTTTGACTATCTACTAAAACCTCTGGCACTTCTGGTAGTTTATCTACATATTGTCTTTCAACAGAGAAGCCTACACCTGTACCACAAAGTAATATGTACATAGCTTCATCAAAAGATTTAATATCATCTACCGGTAAATAACTACAGTTATACCCTGCAGTATTGTCTCTATCTAGTGCAGGTCCTGCAGTCATTAAAGCTCTCATAGAAGGCATAACATCTAGGTTATGTATAGCTACCCATATTTCATTACTAGTATTCTCATCTATCCCTACTTTCTCAGACATGTAATCTACATATCTAGTAACAGTTTCACTCCACGTTTCTCTTCTTCCCTCATCATCTAACCAACGTGCATATCGTGATGTTGCAATAAAGTTTTGGTAGTCTGTTGGTAGTGCATTACTCATCTATTATCTCCTGATCCTTGTATTTTATTTCTCTTTTTTCTATCATGTAATTTTTTAATATTAGTATCTAATACAGTTTGTAAATCAGATCCTATATGATTAGCCAGAGCAGTAGTATAAAACAAAACATCTCCAAGCTCTTTAATAATATCTTCTTTTGAAAAATCTTCATCTCTAATAAACTTTTTTATTTTTTCTGCTACTTCTCCTGCTTCTCCAACCAAGCCTAGTGTATTTTCTACTAGTCTAGTATTAGCAACAGTAATAACTAATTTTTCTACTTCTTCAGAATAATCTTTTATGTTCAATCTAGTCTCCTTACTACATCTATATCTTTAATTTCTAGGTCATCTATATCATAAAGAGCAGACTCTATAGCACTAGTAATAGTGTCTATGTTATTAGTATCTCCTACCTCTAACATATTAGAATCATCATCTATATTTATATTAATTACTACTTCATACTCCATAACAAGAACCCCTAGTTATATCTAAATATTATTAATTGTCAACTGCCATACTCGGCTTTTAATCTTTCTAACGAAACAAATTCTGGATCGTATGCACCATTGTTTATATTTCTTTTTATGACTACACCTTTCCACCACTCTAAGTTTGCCTGACCTGCCCACCCTTCTTGACCACCTTTAAAAGAACCTGCTACTAATCCTATAGATGGATTAGGAAATGCATCATCTTTAAAGTAGATATGTCTTCTATGACTATGTCCAACTGTGATAGAAGAATGTCTCTTTTTAATCAAACTATAGGCATGATGCTCTCCTGACATAGCTGTACCATAATTACCAGTAGCTATGTAATGTGCATAGGATACACCATCTTTTGTAAATATATCTGGTGCTGAGTTTTTATACTCATAGTATTCATCAAACCAAGTCTTAGTTTGAAGATGGCTAAAACTAATACCATACTTTAATCCTTCTAATCTAGGATCAAAACCAATAGCTCTCTTTATTCTATGCTCATGATTACCTTCTGCTCCAAAAAATGCAGGTCTTTTCTTCTTCATCTTTTTAAACTTGTATCTAATACGTTCTTGAGAATCATTATAACTATTAATATCTTTCTCATAGTTTTGTGATGCTATTGCAGTAGGATACTTTGTATCGTAACTATTTAATGATCTCATATCTGCTCCATCTCCAAGATCAATTACATAGTCAGGTTTAAGATCATATATCATCTCACCTAACCAAGTAAATCTTTCATTGGATACCTCTGGATCTGCATGAGCACATGTATATACCACAGCTGTTTTACTCATGATAGTTTTCCTAAATAATCCTTATCTCTCATATCTATTTCTAGTGCCTCCATGTTGTTATTGAAATAGTTTTTCCATTGATAGACCTGATCAAGAGTCTCAAAGAAAAACTCATGATCTATAAGCTTGCCATCTATTTCTACTTTACAAACAGCAAACCATTCTAGTTCACCTACATGAGGATAGTCTTCAATATCTTCAGGTGGTAAATCTGTATAGTGATATGGACCTTCTGTCATTGCCCATATCTTCATCTTAGTTATCTCCATTTATTTTCCAATCTTTAAGTAAGTCCATGTAATGTTCTAGTCCTATCATTACAACCCAAGGTCTATGATCTGATCTATAAAATACTACAGGCTCTCCTGTATTATGTTTAACTGCTTGTTCTATATATGTATACACAGTCTTCAATTCATTCTTACGTCTTTTAATTTCTATTGATAATGGTAATCTCTTTCTAGCTTGTGGTGAGAACTGTATATCTGCACCTGTATCTCCCATTATAGCAGACTTAATATCATCTTTTTCAAAATGTGGAAAGGACTCTAATAGTTTATCACGTATCTCTTGTTGTCCTAATCTGCCTTTAGCTTTAGCTGATCTGCTCATGTATCACCTCTTTAACTTTAGGTTTACTTTTTACTTTGATAAGAAACTCAGGACCATAAGAATATAAGAATGTTCTCATCTCAGGCCAACAAGTTTTCTTGTACTCACAGTAGCTGCATTGCACACTAAGCTTAGTATTAGGACTAGTTTTAGATTGTGGTATTGGATCTATTCTTTCTTCTGGTATATCTCCTTTAACCATATCTTTAACTTCTAATATCTCTTTCTCTTTAGTTTCTAATTCTTTAGAGAAATCATAAACATCCAGACAAACATGTCCATTCTGTTTATCAACTGCAAGGAAAGCACCATGTGTTTTATTAGTAACAAGTGGATCATCTTTACCTGCATAAACATATGAACTAAGCTGTGATATATAACCGAATGGATCATCATCTCTTAACCTTCCCTCTTTAAACTTTTTAAATGCATAGCTACTACAGGATTTAACATCAATAGTCATACCATCTATGATTGCATCTCTGTGTCCTTTTACACCATGAACATCTAGTCTGTCTTGCATTCCCTCTACTTTATGTCCACTAGCAGCAGTTAAACACAGTATTAATTCTTCAATCATATCCCCATAAAAAAACTTTAGTAATGTATATGCTTCTAATGGTTCACCTTTACCTACTAAGTTAATCTTGTACCATAGCTTACGTTTACATGGTGTTCCAACTGACGACAAAGAAAGATAGCTTCTTGGTTCTTGTGGTTTAAGAAACCTCTGGCAAGATAGCATTGACAGTCTGGAACTAAAGTGTCTAGTAACAGCTGCATTCCAATTACCCTCACCCTGTATAGTAGAGTATATGTCTTCTACTAATGTATCAATCTTTTTCATAAGGTAATCCTCTATGTTTTCTTTTTCTAAATATCTTTTTAATTTTAAGGGGAATAACCTTGAGACTAAACTGAGGAGATTGTAA